GTGACCCTTAATGTCAGATGTAGAGTCATCAATGGTTTTCAGATAATCAGTGATTCCAATTCCGTTGGAGTCAACACTATCGATGAAGAGTGAAGTTGCAGCTCCAACATTAGAGTTGTTAAACTTCAGATTTCCTGATCCAGGATCTGTTTCATCAGTGTTAGAAAGGAAGTCATATCTAAATGTGGCACCACCAAAATCACCAGTAGTTCCCTGAGAACCAGTTGTACCTTGAGTACCATCAGTACCTTGTGTGCCAGTTCCTGTGGTTCCCTGTGCACCATCAGCACCCTGGGTTCCATCGTTACCTTGGAGACCTGTGACACCCTGGATACCCTGAATACCCTGGGTTCCATCGTTACCTTGGAGACCTGTGGCACCCTGAGATCCAGTGTCACCAGTTGGTCCCTGAGGACCAGTTGTACCCTGAGATCCTGTGGAACCTGTGGTGCCTTGTGTCCCTAAATCACCATCAACACCTTGAGATCCTGTCGCACCTTGTGATCCCGTAGATCCAGTAGTACCTTGAGTTCCTGTTCCAGTTACACCCTGAAGACCTTGGATTCCCTGAATACCCTGGAAACCTTGAATGCCTTGTGAACCATCAGTTCCTTGTGTTCCAGTCTCGCCCTGGATACCTACATTACCCTGAACTCCCTGAAGACCCTGAACACCTTGGATACCTTGGATACCTTGACCCGCAAAGGCACCATCAACACCCTGAATACCTTGGGTGCCTTGAGAACCGTCTGTTCCAATATAACCAGCAGTGCCCTGAGATCCCTGAATCCCTTGAAGTGATGCTGAAGCAACAGTTACTTGGTAATTGGACTGAGATGAACTCAGCCTGATCTGAGATGGAATCGCCATTATTGAAAACCTATACTGATACTGTTGGTGATACTAATGCTGTTCCCTCAAATGCTTTAGAAACAGTGCCATCAGCGGCAGTCAATACAACATCATAATAATTTCTACCCTCCTCAATTTCAGACGTAATGGTGCTCGCCATTGAGATTGAAATTTCTCCAGTAGAAGAAGTGATCCCTACTGTAAAGTTGTGCACATTCAGAGTATCTTTTGGATACTTCCTGATTTTAGATATTCCTGTGTATCCAGTTAGGTCAATGGGAGTTCCATCTGGATTTCTCATTGTAAATGTGTTATCAAAATTAGTTCCACCTTCAATAGTGATGTTTACTGAGGGTACTGCCATGGGGGATCTTTCTAGTTATTTATTGTTATTCTGCGCTCTTCTTCAGGAGTTTTTGAAGATCAGCAGTGGATCCAACGAACAGTGCATTATTGACTGTTGTTGGTCCTTTTACCTCCTTATTCTCATTGACATCCTTCAGTTTTTTCTGAAGATCCATTAACTTATCAGTTGCATCAGAAACATTCTTAATCAACTGACCAGCAACTTCATATGCTCTTGGCATATCACTCTCTTGGGCCAGTTCTAAGATGCCATTAATTGCTTCTTGCCCCTTTTCAATAATGGAATATAAATTCCCTCTAGTGTATTCATAATCTTTCTTAATATCATCCACTTGAGATGTTATTTTTTCAATTTTACTTTCTACTTCCACCTTTTCAATCTCTGTAGATTGTACATCAAATGCACTGTTTAAGCTTTCATACTTATCTTCCATACATCACCCTCAAAATGTGGTTCCGTCAAATCCAAAATTGTCGCCAAATTCAATCAGGTTATTATCTTCTGCAGTAATAGTGAATACCCTTGATCCAAGAACATGATTTTCTTGTGTGGTATTATCTTGAGATCTTCTAACAGTAAGTTTGTTTCCAGTCACTGCTTCAACATACATCGATTCATTTCCAATATAGATGTAAGTTTTTTCTGTAATGGTAGACCCATCATCCACTTCAATAATTGTGTCTACAAGATTTACATTTTCAGCAAGTAAAGTTGCCACACTGCCATTATAATCCCTTGTTGCTCTGGGGGTGACCTGATAAGTGAGATCTCTTGCAGCAGATGTAGATCCTTTGGAACCAGCAACATATCCAATAGAAACTTTTCTGATGATATCTCCAGAAATGTCTGAGACTGGACCAAAAAGGTATACTTTTGCAGTAAAATCTAGAGTATAAATTAATGCTCTTCTAGTATCAAAATTGCCCTCATAATCATCTTCCATTGTAATTCCATCAAGTTGAATAGGAATATCTCTTTTTTCCTTTAGATTGCCCAAAAAATTGATTGATAAATTATATGCTGGTTGAAAATATGGAAGAATTTGTTCAATAATCTGGAGCATATCATCATTCAGTTTCGTTATAATAGATAACTGAAATTTCATATTATATGGAACTGGCATGTAGTTCCTTTTCAAACTTGCTCCATCTGGAGTCTGATTTATGATTGTTTGTGTCTGAGTAGATTTTCTTCCTGGATCATATTGGAGTCCAATAAACTCAAATGACATTCTTGGAAGAGTTATTTGGACTGGACGATTCAAATCTGCTTCTTGCTGCATTCTAGCAAGAAATTTCTGTGTTGGTCCATATGCAAGAGGAACTTTAATGATACTGACAGTATCATCAGCAGAATTTTTATGTTGAATCTCAATCCCATTGAAAAGAGAACCAAATCCAATAATTACAGATCTGAAGATCTCGTTGTAAAAATACTCAAACATTATTCTGACTATTACTATATCTACTATTTAACAAAATACTTATGGCATCCCAAATGGATTGATTTCACTAAAATCTAGAATTGCATCTGCTTCTGTCTCAATATTATCATTATCTGCAAATCCACTGACAAGATCATCAGTGTTCTGTACTCTTATTACATAATATGCTCCAGATTCGTTTCCTGCAATAACTTCTCCTGGAGTGAATGTTCCATTAACAATAGAAACTTCAAGTTCATGTGATAATGCAGTCCATTTTTTAACTCTTGCAGTAGTGCCAGATGTTGTACCAGTCACTATTTCATTGAAGATGAATGTTCCAATTCCAATAGTTGCTCCAATGCCTGTTGGTGCATCAAATGTCACAGTAGGTGCCTCTGTATAACCAGCACCTGCAAATGTAATGTATGCAGCAGTGACAATACCAGCACTATTGATTTGACCATACCCAGTAGCACTTGTAATTCCAGATCCAGTGCTGAATGTAATAGCTGGATTTGTTGTGTAACCTGAACCACCACTGGTAATAGTAACAATTCCAATTGTCCCTGTTGCAATACCAACTGTTGCTGCTGCTCCAGCTCCTCCTCCACCCCGAATAGTTACCCACGGAGCAATTGTATAACCACATCCAGGATTAATAATGTTAATAGCTTCAATTTTTCCACTACTTTCACCACCACAACCAATATATTCAGAAGTAATAGATGCTATTCCAACAGCAGTAACTCCACCTGCTGGAGCTGAAGAGAATCCAATAATTGGTTGCTTTGTATATCCATTGCCCATATTGGAAATGTATATTTGATTCACACCTCCGGAGGCACAGAATGTTGTTATTCCTGTAGCAGTAGATCCTGATCCAATTAGTGTGAGAGTTTGAATATAACCAATTTGCTGAATTTCACTGTCAATCTGATTTACACTAGTATCCAAAACTTCATCTTCATATCTAAAGAGTGAGCATCTCAGTGTATAAACATAATTCTTTTGCAATTGATAAAATGGTTGTTCATGCTCAACATATTTGATTTCAAAAATCCTACCACCTAAAGGAAAATAAATTAAATCTCCCTCTTTTGGTCTTGTAGAAAGTCCAATATTTGGAATATTCTCAATCAGTGGTGCAATATAATTACTATATCTCTCCTGAGAAATAATTAGAGTTAAGTCATCCAGTTCTTCAATACCGAATTTAGAAAGAAGGGTTCCTTGTCCACCATATCCTTCATAACTGTCTACATATGCCTCAATAGGGTAGTAGTTTCTAAATTCTGACTGAATTACTTCTTCGATAACAGTATTTGTTGTAACATACATTCTTGGTAAGTAATAGACCTCAACACCATACATCCTCAACTGTTCGTTGATAAGATCCTGAATTAAACCTTGTTCAGTTTTTGAACCTTGAAGAAAAAATGGATTGAGCATCTAATTAACCTATCATATCTAATGGGGGAAGTTCATATGTAGTTGGCATCTCTTGAAGAATATCATCAATTTCTTTTTGTCCATCATCATAGATTTGTCTTCCATTCAATTCAACACCACCAGGAAGTTTTACCCCTTGAAACTTAATAAGGTTCATTCCCCACTGTCTCTTCATTAGAGCAGTCAAATACTTTTTAACAAATCTATCATTCCAAACTTTATTAAAATCATTTCCATCCATCTGTCTCCAACAATCAATAATTAGGTATTCTCCAGCTCTTAAGTTGCTCCAGTCAACGTCAAGATACATTCTATCTTGTTTTTGGTTAAATCTAATCTGCTTGTGTGTATTCAGAAGGAAGTTAATCGTCTCCAAATATGACATTGACATAGAATATGTCAGAAGATCAGTAGTTCCCCAATAATAAACATCATTCAAGAACAACTGATACTTGAAACTAAACATATTAGTTGAATTTATTGATTGCGCATCATCATACTGAAATACTTTGTTAATACCAATAATGTCAGGAGGAACTTGCAGATAGTTACTATTTTCATAGTAAGTAAATGTAGTTGCAGTTCCAACAATAGTGGTTGTAACAGATGTTGAAGCAATTCCTACCGATGAATTTGCATTTGGTGCTCCAGGTGGACGTGCTTTTCCTCTATCTACATCATCCTGAGTAACTTCATACTTCAAATATACTTGAGATACACCATCAAAGTGTCTTTCATTGTACATCTGAATTGCATCATCAACTAAATCACTGATTTGCTCATCAGCAATGTTGATCTCTAAGACAGGATAACCCAACTGTCTCTTACAGTAATCTATAAGTTCTTGTCTTGTAGAGGGCTTAGCCATTTATATAACTACTGTTTTTTCTATTTATGTTTCTCCACCAAATGTTGAAGTAGCATTTTTATGTCAGAAAGATCACCTTTCATCTGATCAATTTCAGACTCCAAATTGGAAATTCTTTGTTGATCAGATGAAAGTTTTTGTCTATTTGTAATATATGTATTGTAGTCATT